AGAGGGACATCTCCACGTATAGAAAAAACAAAACAATGGATTCATAGATTTGGTGAACCTGAAAAAATTAAATTTCAATGGTTTGATATGAGAAATGATGATACATGTAATTTGAAGTGCAAATATTGTGGACCTGCCTCGTCTACTTTGTGGAAGAAAGAACTTAATATTCCTGTAACAAGAAAACAACAAATAAAAATTTCAGACGAAGATATTGCACAATGTAATTCTTGGTACCAAGCAGGTGGTGAACCATTTATAAATCAACCATTTCTTGATTTAATTTTACGTTTTGTTGATATAAATCCATCTTGCGAGATAACAATTAACACAAATTTATCTAACATATCTAACAAATGGTTGGAAGCATTGAGCAAATTAACAAATTTGACTATAACAGCATCAATCGATGCTACAGGAAAACTATTGCAATATCTGAGATATCCTGTGACAGAACAAAGAGTCACAGAAACAATGCACAAAATATATAATCACACTGATGCCACAATACTAGCAGGGCCTACTGCGTCTAATCTAAGTATACACGCATTTGATCAAACTTATGCGTTTTTCAAACAAAATTTGAAAGATATCTCGCAATTAGATATAGGCATGGTTGAGGAACCAGAAGAATTTACTGTAGATGCTATTCCAGACTCGATTAGGCCTTTGTACATAGACACAACTGAAAATGTAATTAATGAAATTAAAAATAACAGTCAATCAATTAGAAAACTAATAATGTTGGACAAATTACGAAACGTTTTATATAGGCTAAAAAACCAAAAATATAACAAACAATTTCATTTGAGATTGCAAAATACTATCAAAACACAAGATGAAAAAAGGAGTCTTAAACTTGTAGATGTTGATCCTTTTTTGCATGATTGGATCTTCCATAAATACACTGCATGAAGATACATGAAATCATAAGAGAACAAGCAACAGCCGGTGCCACATCATCAGGTAACATATCTACTGTTGTGTCTCCACATATTGCTATAGGAAAAGATAGATTTAAAAAATCATTTACTGGTACTCCAGGAAAATCTGGCACTAAATCACCAAAAGTGCCTAAAATTAAAAAGCAAAAACCAACTGATAACGCACTAGATATGAAAGGTACAAGCATATTTGGTGGTCCAGCAATTAAAAGATAATCATTTAGCCTACATAAATACACGAAGAAAGGTATTTCATGACCCAAATCATTGATTTTAAAAGTGTAGTACAAAGGCTAAGAAACATTGACCCTACTTCTTTTGAAGATATGAAAAAGCAGATTGTAGAATCAGTACAGACTGCACCAGAACATGAAATATCATCTACCCCTGTCGCTGATCTTAGAAAATTATCAGGCATGCCTGAGGCTGAGATGAGCAAAAAGTCCATTAAAAAAGTTCGCAAAACAGTAGATAAAATGGACGACAAGCCTAAAGCAAAAAAATCAATCAGTAAATGGGCCAAAGGGAAGTTCGATGATCCTAAAGCGGCTATGTTTGCGATTGCTACTAATATGCAAAAACGAAAAGAAGGCAAACCCATAGATCCCCCGGGCCGAGAGTCTATTTCACATATTGGAAAAGCATTAATTGATACACCAAAAACAGTGGCAGGTAAGATCGAAGAGGCGATGAGAACTCCACAATACATGTTAGAAGATCAAAAATTTCAAGGCAAATTTAATAAAGGTGACATGATTAAAGCATATGATCATCAGCCAATGCAAGGCAGAGATGAAAAATTTATCGTAGGCAAAATTGTTGCAGTTGACCAAGAATCAAAAACTCAACCAGGAGCAATGGGATATCATGTTAAAGTAGAACAAGATACACTGTTCGATAAAAATTCACGTGTAGGCAAAATTGTTTTTGTACCTTATGAGGTAGGCATGGACTACGATGACAGAGTTAGCATGATGGAGGATGGTCACTCAGACACAGATTCAATGCAAGGCATCACAGCACAAATGGCCAAAGATGTAATGCAACTAAATCAAATGTTCAAAGATAATCCTGGCGATGAAGAACTTATGACTTGGATTACAAACAAGTTGGCAGTAGCGGCAGATAAAATTAGTTCAGTCAAAGATTATTTGATGAATCCTACGCAGGATGGCATGACAGAAGAAGCACAGTCAGAATATCTTGTAGTTTATAAAAATAAAAAAGGCAAAACAATGTCCAAGACGGTTAAAGCAAAAGGCCTCAGAGATGTTGCTGATGAATTTGAAAAAACAAATCCAAATGACACTATTCAATCAATTGGCGCAAAGTCAGAAGGCAAAATGTCTGACATTGCTCTAGACATGGAGCAGTTAAGTGATATGCAATTTACAAGCAAGTACAAAAAAAGTAAAGAAGAGATGAAAAAACAACTTAAAGATGACAATGCACAAGAAGGTAATGCTTATGCTCACGCAGTAAGAAAAGCAAAAATGGACGGTAAGAAAAAAGGTGATAAAGTCAAAGGACCAGACGGTGAAGAAATTACACTTGAAAAAGACCCGCAACATGAAGCACTAGTAGACAAAACAATTAAAACTCTTGAAACATATCTTGATCTTGTTAGTAAACAAGGCAATGCTCAACTTGCCAAAGCAACTGAAGATGTTAGGAAAGTATTTGGCATGGAGGCAAAAGCAAAACCAGATTATATTGATATTGACAAAGATGGTGATAAAAAAGAGCCAATGAAGAAAGCAGTCAAAGACAAAGAGAAAAAAGATTCAGGCAAAAAAATGACTATGGATCAAAAAATTAAATTACTTAATGTTGGCAAACAAGTAAGAGAGAAAGCAAAAGAATATGGCGTTCAGCCGTCACAGTTCCTAGGCTATTTGGTTGCTAAAGATCCTGACAAATTTGGAGCATTGGCAAAACTAGAAAGCATTATAGATGGCCAAGGTTAGAGGATTACCATCTAACATATATAGAACACCTATCAAAAAACGTACCTCAATTGGACAAAGTCCACGTAGTAAACCAAAAAATAAATCAAAAAGAAAACAATACGTTAGAAGCCGCGGACAAGGCAAACCATGAAAATTAAAGACATTGTAGAAGCACACACGGATTCTGATGTGCAACAGAAAGATCCAAAATCAGCAGGATCACGTGGCCTTAAATTTGTATCTAAAAAGATAGCAGATACCAAAAAACTGGCAAATCCAATATTAAAAAACAAAGTAGACAAAAAATAGTTAAAGTGTTATACTGTATTTGTTAACACAAGGAGAAGACATGTCTCGAGTATTCAATCCAGAAGAAAAAAGCAGACTAACTAAATTGATAGACGAAGGTATTCAAGTTAAACAAGAAATATCAGATCTTAACGCAGGACTAAAAGACACAGTCAAAGCACTGTCTGAAGAACTAGATATAAAACCAGCAATGCTTAACAAAGCAATAAGTGTGGCATTTAAGGCAGGCTTACATGAAGAACAAGCCAAACTTGAAGAACTAGAAACTATTTTAGCAACAGTTGGCAAAACACAATAGTGAGTTACGTAGACGCATACTTTGATCGTGAGAAAGATCAGATCTGGGTAGTCGAACGAGTAAATGGCAAACGTCAATACACAGACTATCCGGCTCGGTATGTGTTCTACTATGACGACCCCAAAGGCAAACACAGGTCAATATATGACACACCAGTAAGTAGAGTCAGCACAAAACTAAACAAAGATTTTCAAAAAGAACTTGCCATGCACAAAGGCAAACAGATATATGAAGCAGATGTAAATCCAATATTCAGATGCTTGGAAGAAAACTATCTTGATAGAGAAGCACCCAACATGCATGTGGCGTTCTTTGATATTGAAGTAGACTTTGATCCAGCAAGAGGTTTTTCAAAACCAGCAGATCCATTCATGCCTATAACAAGTATTACACTGTATCTGCAATGGTCCGAACAACTGGTCACTATTGCTGTACCGCCAAAGACACTCACACTAGAAGAAGCACAAGACTCAGTCAAAGACTTTGACAACACATACATTGTAGAAACAGAAGCACAACTGCTTGAAACTTTCTTAGGTATAATTGAAGACGCTGATGTGTTAAGTGGTTGGAACAGTGAAGGTTATGATATTCCATACACTGTGTCAAGAATACAAAAGGTGTTAAGCAAAGATGATTCACGCAAAATGTGTTTGTGGAATCTACCTCCACGCAAAAGAAAGTTTGAAAGATTTGGCAACGAAGAAGTCACATATGATTTAATTGGTCGTGTGCATTTGGACTACATGCAACTGTATAGAAAATACACATATGAAGAAAGACATTCATATTCATTGGACGCAATATCCAACATGGAACTTGGTGAAATGAAAACGCCATATGAAGGCACACTTGATACACTGTACAATTCAGACTTTAGAACATTTATAGAATACAACAGACAAGATGTAATGCTGATCGCAAGACTGGATGAAAAACTGAAGTTCTTAGATCTTGCCAATGTACTTGCACATGCCAACACAGTGTTGTTACAAACAACCATGGGTGCTGTGGCAGTGACTGAACAGGCAATCATCAATGAAACACACAAACGTGGCATGGTGGTACCCAACAGACCATATCGAGAACCACACTCTACAGGAGCGGCAGTTGGTGCCTATGTGGCCAATCCAAAGAAAGGATTGCATGACTTTGTGGGTGCAATTGACATCAACTCACTGTATCCATCTATCATCAGAGCAATGAACATGGGTCCAGAAACTATTGTTGGACAGATCAAACAAGACGCAACCACAGAAATGATCAACGAAAGAATCAACTTTGAAAAGAAATCGCCAGCGGCGGCATGGGAAGGACAGTTCAGCACAGTCGAATACACAGAAGTGATGCGTAAGAACAGAGCATTCAATTGCACAGTCGAGTGGACCAATGGCACAGAAACAACACATACAGCCGCAGAACTGTATGGCATGATATTTGAAAATGGATCTAACTGGGGACTAACAGCAAATGGTACAATATTTACATTTGAATTTGAAGCCATCATACCTGGATTATTAGAAAAATGGTTTGCAGAACGTAAACAAATGCAGGGCAAAATGCGTGAGGCCATAGAAGCAGGCAACAAAACAGAAGAAGCATTTTGGGCCAAAAGGCAGTTGGTTAAAAAGATTAATTTGAATTCCCTTTATGGTGCATTGTTAAATCCAGGCTGTAGATTCTTTGACTTGCGTATAGGACAATCAATTACACTGACAGGCAGAACAATAACCAAACACATGGCGGCGAAAACAAATGAAATCATTACAGGCGAGTATGATCACACAGGCACTGGCATTGTGTATGGTGACACAGACTCTGTGTA